GGTTTTTCTTCCTCTTCGTCCTCGTCTTCTTCTTCGTTTTTGGCCGGTTTGGATTTCTCTTTCTTTGGAGGATGGTTAAAAGGAATATCATCTTCCTCTTCGTCCTCTTCGTCCTCTTCGTCGTCTTCGTCGTCTTCGTCGTCGTCTTCGTCATCTGAGGGCTTGGCCCGCTTGGAAGTTGGTTTGTCTTTTGCTTTTGCCTTCGATTTTTCCTCTTCCTCTTCGGCTTCATTCTCCGTTTGCAAGAAAAGAGCATTCAGTTTATCGTATTCCATCACCACAAACATTTCATCCAGATTGACCACTTTGGAAAAGATTTCGTCCTCATCCATCGGCTCCCTGTCAATGAATTCAATCTTGGTGGCCTCCAAGTATTTTTTCCCAGCATAAGATGCCTCTGAAAAACGAACCTTGAGCGTTTTGCCGCTTTCGGTCACATCGAAAAAGTTGGCTATATCGTCCTCGTCGGACTCCTGAATTTCCTTTTCCAGAGCGTTGTAAAATTTACCCACTGAAAGCGCAAAAATCGCTACCTTGTCGGGGTCGTCTGGATGCAGGATATTGAAAGCCACATACCGCTGTGCCCGTAGAGACTTAATGGTTTCCTCATTCTCGTCGTAGTTTTTGGAGAGGCGAGAAATCTCTTCGCAGATAGGACATTTTTTACCCACCGTCGTTGGGCAGACAATGGACTTTCCGTCCGCTCCAACCCCATGATGTACTTTGAACGGGTGCTGATACCAAACGACTCCCTTGGCCACCTCGTTTGGGTGATTGTCGCTTGTCGTTTCGTAGGGCACCACGTCAATGAGGTACTTGCCTTTCTCCTTTGGTTCCCATGTTTCCACCCCTTCAGGTAATCGGAACCAATTCCCGCCACCAGAGGTTTGAGTCGTGGATTTCTTAATGATTTCCTCTCTTGAGAGGCGTGTTCTTTTGTTTCGTTTACTCATGCTTAGCTCTTTTGTTTTTAGTTTTATTCTTATCTTCAAAGGTCCTGACAACTGCCCTGCCCACCATTCTGGCTATAACGTAAACCCAGACTATGCTCAGGAAAAAAATTGCAGCTCCCTTTACCGTACTTGTAAAAAAATCATCCATTGGAAGTAGTTTCACGTTTGCGGAGCTTGGTCTTTTCCATCACCTCGGCTCCCCGTTTACTTTTCATTTTCTCCCACGCCTCGACTAAGTTTCTGGGAACTGCGGGGCCTGCAAAATACTGTTGCCCGTGAAGCGTGACCAATAATTCAATCATTCTCTTTTTATGCTGGAAGGCTTCGACCGCCTCATCCAAAATGGCACTCTCTGCCTTAGCTTCCAGCCATTTTTCATATGCCTCCCGATAAGAGGCAGAAACCTTGACTGCCGTATCTATAGCAGCTTCTGTCACCTTTTGGATGCCAAAACTTTCAGGGTCAGTTCTGGCTCTGGTTTGAAGCTGAGCATAAAGAACATCGAGCCTAAATTTACTCATATCCATTTCCTTCTTCGCTTCAGTGGCCTGTTCTGCCCACTTAAAAAATTTCTCGGCCTGCGTCGCTGCGGCAAGGTCAAGTGCTGTCACATCAATCTCTAAGTCTGCTTCGAACTCATTCTTTTTCATACTCTATATCATCCTCTATTTTATTATAGGGTTTTAGCCCTCAAATTTTTTCAGTGGTCCTCAGATTCCTTCAATTATTTCGTAGCAGGCGAGCGCCAGCCCCGCCTCTTTTGAGTCGTAAAAATTATCAGCAAAAGCATCTATCACTAGAGCAGCTCTGGCATTCTTCCCTCCCAGAAGACAAGCTCTAGCATAGCCCAGAACCGCATATCTGACGGTCTCAGGCTCGGTTTTAATCGCTTTTAACAGGCTCGCCACCCTTGACCATTGCTCACCTTTAATAAGAGCTCGACAGAGGTCGATTACCTCTTTTTCATCTGGGTCATTTTTAACTGCATCCTCTCGGTCACCCTCAGGGAGATTTAAAATCCGGTCCAGAATAACCAAAGCCTTACGGGCACTTCCTGCACTTGCTTCAATAACATCCTCAATCAAATCCTCAGTCAGTTTCTCTCCCTCTCTTTTCAGGATGCGCATAATAAGTTTTTGCAGTTGCTCCCTCTTGAGCAACTCAACCGATAATTGGCAGCACCGATTTTTAATGGTTGGAATAAGCTTCTGCGGGTCTGTCGTGCAGAGAATAAAATAAACATGCTTTGGTGTATCCTCCAGAATTTTCAGAGAGGCATTCTGAGCGTCCTTAGTCATCTGGTGAACCTCGTCCAATAGCCAAATTCTGGTCGTTCCTCCGGTCGGTGCTAAGTGCATCTGCCGGGCGATCTCCCGTATAGTGTCCACTCCTCGAAAATCCGAACAGTTTAGCTCTTGAAAATCCATTTCAGAACAGGAAAGTTCCTTCTGTAAAATCCTCGCAAGCGTCGTTTTGCCGCATCCACTTGGCCCCTGCAAAAGCAGAGTATGAGGAATCGTTTTCCGCTCCAACATGTTTGTCAACGTTCGTATTGTAGCTTCATTCCCTATTATCCCCTTCAAACTCGAAGGACGATGTTTTTTATATAATTCAGATTCCATAAAATTTCTTTCCTCTCTCTCTCTCTGTTTCGTAAACTATATTACTGGTGCTTGGCAGGCTATTCTTTTCACATGCCAGATGGCTTGGTCCCGATTCCAATTGAAACTCCTATCATCATAGTAAAAATCTCCAAAGATTTTCCGACAATCTTTCAATCCCTGTTTTTCCTCCAAAATGTTTTCATTCACTCCATCAAAAGTGAGTCCGTAAAATTCCAAAAATCGGACTGCTTTTTCTAACTGCTCCCCTTGTCGGCAGGTATTCAAAATTACTTTGTGGCCCGCCTTCTTGGCGGCGATAAAAGCCTGTACCAAGTCATAATCCACATCGCCAATCTCTGGCCATCTATCGCTCACCAGAGTCCCATCAAAGTCCGTTACTAAAATCATTCTTTAATTCCTTTCTTTTCTGCCCAGCTTCCGTTTATTGGAGAGGCCTCAATTTCAATCGTGAGCGGTATATTTATCCATTTCCAACGCTCTGGGAGCCGCTCTGTCATTATTTCCTTTGCCATCGGCACAAACTCCGCCATTTCTTCGTGGGGCACGTCTGCCACGATAGAATCATGAATCTGTCCCACAACCTTTGCTTTCATTTTCCGTTTTTTCAAATCATGCTGCACAAACCAAATAAGACTCCTCAAGAGGCAATGAAAAGCGCTTCCTTGAACCGGGTAATTTATAATTTCGTTTCGCCTCATTATCCCTTGACAGATGAAGCCAGTTTTGGTGACCAGATAACCATTTTTTTGATAAGCTCTCAGCCATTCTTTTTTCCATTTCGTGTAGGTGGGGAATCTTTTATTCCAGAAAAAATCTTCTACCTTCCTGAGATGTTCCTCAAAGTCAGAGAGGCTTTTAATTCCTTTCGTGGCTAAGTGTTTTCTCATGTGGCTGCCATCCCTGAGTTTGAGTTTTAACTGCTCCGTAGCCTGCCAGAGAGAAGCAGCACAATCCCGATACCAATTCCCGTAAAACTGCGGGAATACGAACATATTTTTTCCGCAGTACCGAATCCGTTTGATTCTCTTTTTATCTTCCTCATCGGTCGGGTTGCTCATTTCACTTTTTGGTAAAGCGAAACATTCCATCGCCATGTCCCTGTGAAGGTCTTTTGTGGGGTCGGAAATGTACTCAATCATTCTGGGGTCTTTATGGTAGCAGGCTGCAATACAAACTTCAATTCCGCTATAATCCATTTCAACCAAATGGCCGTTGGGCCTTGGAATAAAAGCACTCCTGACCATCCTTCCCAGTTCAGGATTTCTCACGGGCAAGTTTTGAAAGTTTGGAGAATCAGAAGAAGAGCGAAAAGTGCGGGTTGTATGTAAATTGAAAAATGGATGGAGGTATCCTCCCACAATCTCCCGTCGTATGCCCTGAAGATAGGTTGTATGGATTTTCTGAAGCTTTTTGATCTCCAAATAATCCCGCACAAAAGGAATATCCACTGAGCGCAAGGCAGCCTCATCCGTCTTGTATCGTCCAGAGGCGGTGAAGTCAGAAGACCTATATTTTAGCACCTCGAAAAGGAGCTTTCCCAACTGAGTGGAGGAACCAAAATTCATTTTGGCCCCAAAGGTTCTTTTCCACTCTTTGGCTATTTCACTCTTTTTCAACTGAGCCTCCATATCCTGAATTTTTTGGCCTGTCTCTTTAATCGTGCGGTCCAGATAGTTCACGTCCATCCGTATCCCATCACCCTCCACTTTTGCAAGGGCCTTAGCTCCCTCCATTAAAAGCTTCACCGCTTCGGTCGTGTAAGGAATCATTCTATTTCAACTCCCTTCTCAAAAACTTCCTTCTGCCGTTCCATCACTTTGTATTCCAGTAAACTATCTAGCCCGTTATAAAGCAATAACTCATCATCATCCAACTCTTCAATTTTATTCACCTCATTGGCGTATTCCGTTTTTAAATAAGGTTCAACATGGGAGGCGTAATCCGCTATGCCCAGCAGAACAAAAGCCTGAAATTTTACTGAGGTTATGCCGCTGCGATTATCCAAACAGTGAGCCGCAAGCATCGTATCCCAATGCCATCCAGCGACTGAGTGCCCAAATTTTGCCCTTGTCCATCGTTCCTCAAATTTCAGATTACTCGCTACCTTTTTCAGCTTCGGATTCCTCAACACTTTTGAGAGTGCTTCTTTGAGAGATTCCTTCATCTTAAAAGCAAAAGTCAAATTCCCTTCGTGACAAAAGGAACAACTCACAATCCTTTGTAAATCCGAGTCTGGTTTCAATCCCGTGGTTTCATAATCAAAAGCGAGAATCCCTTTTTTCTTCGCCAAATCCTCCAAAAGTAATTTCGCCTCTTTGGAGTCCTGAATTATCTCTACTTGCTGCTCCAACTCCTCCAAAGGAACCACGTTTAAACGCTCTAAACGCCTCTTTAAAGCGTTTTTGAGGTGAGAAGAGTATATGAGTCGCCAAATGGGGTCTTCCTGCTGTTTTAAGACGTCTCTGGGATGGTAGGTGGGGCAGAGCCAAGCATTTCTTTTTACCAAGGGGATATTCCACCCGACCCATCGTTCAAGAGTTCCAATATCTTTTTTCCATGCGCCCGACAAAACGGATTCCAAAGCAATCTTTCCAAGGGGCACTATCACCTTTGGTTTCAGCTCTTCAATCGTTTTATTCAGAGTTGGCAGACAGCATGAGGAATAACCGCTTTCCAGTTTTCCGTTTTTTGGCCTGCATAAAATGGCGTTTGTGAACCAAGCATCCTCCCAACGAAAGCCAAGTCCCTTTAAAACCTCCCTCAAGAAATCTCCATCCTCTCCCTGAAAATGCAGCCCTTGACGGTCGTCGTCTTCTGAGGGAAAATCTCCAATGAATAAAACCTTGGCCTTTCCCTCCCCACTCGGAGGCATTTTAGGAGAGATACAGGAACCAGCCAAACCGCAGCGTCCGCATTCTGCTATTTTTTTGACCGGATCCTCACCTCTCCCAAAGGCGTTCAGATTGAATAAGCCTTCCATTCCCTCTAGTCCTCTGCCTGCTCTTCTGTTTCTTGAGCGGACTGGGTTTCCTGCTTTGGTTTATTATTACGAATCAAAGCCGATGCAAACTGAATGTCCTCCACCTCCATCGTGGCGCAGTAGTCAGATACCCTCATTTTCTTGGTCTTGGAAAGCATCTGGCGCAAGAAAGCAGGATTTATACAGAAGGTGAAAGCGGGCCCTGAATAGGAGACTTTCTTCTGCTCCTTAAACCATCCATTCTCTTTCTCGCTCATAATAACAAGGCGATTATCGGATAAAGAAATTTCAACTCTGCTGTCTGCTTTCCCCGTGGCCGTGATGGAAGGTACCATTATTTCAG